GGTCCAAACGCTGGCCCGCCGTCTCGAGCGCCAAGCCTGGCAGCCCGATCTCATCGTCATCGATGAGGCCCACCACTCTGTGGCCGGCACGTGGGGGAGCGTGCTCAGTCACTGGCCCGAGGCCTACCGTTTGGGCGTGACAGCCACTCCGGTGCGGCGTGACGGCCGCGGCCTTGGTAGGGTGTTCGATCGCCTGGTGCAAGGCCCCTCGGTGCAGCAGCTGACCGCGGAAAATTTCCTCACACCGGCGAAGATCTATGCACCGGCTTCAGCTGTGCAATTAGACAATCTGCGAATCAGATCAGGGGATTACGCCCCGGAAGATGCCGCGCAGCAGCTAGACAAGCCATCAATCACTGGCGACGCAATTGAGCATTATCAACGGCTTGGCCATGGCTGTTCAGCCATCGCTTTCTGCTGCACCACGCAGCACGCCGAGCACGTAGCACGACAATTTCGTGACAGCGGAATCACAGCGCAGGTGGTGCTCGGAACGACGCCAATTGATGAACGCGAACAGCTAATTGATGATCTTGGATCCGGGGCTTTGCGCGTTCTGGTCTCGGTGGACGTGATCAGCGAAGGCACCGACGTGCCATCAGTCGGCGCTGCCATCCTGCTGCGCCCCACCCAGTCCGAAGGCCTCTACCTGCAGCAGGTCGGTCGAGTGCTCCGCCCCGCACCAGGGAAGGATGCCGCGATCGTGCTGGATCACGTCGGCAACGTCCACCGCCATGGCTTTCCCGATGATCACCGCGAATGGAGCCTGGACGATGCCCGGCGCCGCACCGGCAAGGGTGGGCCGCCGGCGCCAGCAGTGCGCACCTGCGAGAGCTGCTTCGCCGCCTTCAAGCCGCAACCCGTGTGCCCCGTTTGCGGCGCCGAGTGCGCCCCAGAGCCGCGCCGTGCCCTGAAGGAAGTGGCCGGCGAGCTGCAGGAGCTCAAACGCGAGGGCATCCGCCAGCGCGTCGCCGAACGGAAGAAGGCACGCACCCTCACCGACCTCATCCAGGTCGGCATCGCCCGCGGCATGAAGAACCCCGCTGGCTGGGCGCGCCACGTCTACTTTGCCCGGCAGCAGCGCTCGTGATCGTGGCCAACGCCGAGACCACCCTTCAGCAGCAGATCCGGCTGGCCGTTGGCACCAGGCCCGACACCAGACTGTTCCGCAATCAGGTGGGCAGCCTCCCCGATCCCCGCACCGGCCGGCTGGTCACCTTCGGCCTGGCGCGCGGCAGTGCTGACCTGATCGGCTGGCGCACCATCACCGTCACCCCAGACATGGTGGGCAGGCGCCTGGCCGTGTTCTGCAGCATCGAGATCAAGACCGCCACCGGCCGGATCCGCCCCGAGCAGCAGGCATGGCTCGGTGTGGTCCAAGGCGCTGGTGGGATTGCTGCAGTGGCGCGTTCTGTTGCAGACGCTGAACTGGCTCTTTCCAACCTGCCTACCTAGTCCCTAAACTCCGAGAGCCCATAGGCCCGATGAATGACCGCCCACCCACTCCTCGATCAACTCGACCTCCTCCCTGATCACTGGGGCCTAGTCGCAGTCGGCAACGACAAGCGCCCCTATCAGCCCGAGTGGCAGAAGCACCCCCTCGACAAGCAGCGGCTCAGGGCTGAGATCCAGTCCGGCCGTGCCGTAGCCGTTGGCGTGGTCGCTGGTCCGCAGTCCGGCGGCCTGCTGTTTGTCGATCACGACGGCCTCGGTGCCTCAGAGGTGCTCGAGCAGATCGGCGCGCCCCTGCGCGATCTCCCCAAATCCTGGGCCGTCACCTCCGGCCGTGATGGCCGCCTGCAGATCATCTACCAGGTGCCCGAGCCCTTCTGGGCCACGATCAAAACCACCAAGCTCCGATCCTCGATCAAGGGCGAGCAGCTCGAGCTTCGCTGGGCTGGCTGCCAGTCCGTTGTCGCCGGCGCTCACCCCATCACCGGCGCCTACCGCTGGATTAAGGGCCGCTCACCCGCAGACCTACCCCTCGCCGAAGCGCCATCCACCCTGCTGCAGCAGATGCAGCGCCATCAGCCCGATCCGGCCCCACTGCTGCGCCTTCCCGAGACCGACAGCAGCCGCGCGCGTGAGTTCCTCGACCGCATCCCTGCAGCAGATGCCGACGACTACGACGCATGGGTGAAGGTCGGCATGGCCCTCCACAGCGTCGGCGATGACAGCCTCCTCCAGGACTGGATCCAGTGGTCTGCCATCTCCGGCAAGTTCGAGCCCGGCGTATGCAATGCCAAGTGGCGCACCTTCAACGCGTCAGCTGGTGGCGTCAGCCTTGGCACCCTTGCCCACATGGCCGGCCATGAAAAGAGCCGCCCAGCCTCCAGGTCCGAGCGGCCCACTCAGTCATCCCACCCACTGGGACCGGACAAGCCTATGGCCAAGCCGGACAAGCTGCTGAAGCTCGAGTCCAATGAGCTGCTGCAGCTGCTGCGCCAGCAGCTCGGCGAACGCATCCGCTGGAACATCTTCACCAAGGCGATCGAGCTGGACCAGAAGCCCATCGAGCACATCGAGCACTTCTACCTCCAGCTCTCACAGCAGGGAGTGAAGGTCACCAAGGATCTCGCCGCTGATGCCGTCCACGTCGTCGCCCTCGAGAACCCCCACGATCCGGTCCGCGAATACCTCGAGCACGTCGCCGATCACGTCCCACCGGTGCCGATCGACCACCTCGCAACGGCCTATCTGCGCCCCACAGACAAGCCTGGCAGCCTCTACGACGCCATGATGAAGGCCACGCTCATCGCCGCCGTCCGGCGCGTATTTGAGCCCGGCTGCAAGCATGATTCGGCCTGCGTGCTCATGGGGCCTCAGGGCTGCGGCAAGTCCACCTTTTGGCGCAACCTCGGCGGCCTCTGGTTCAGCGATGCCCTGCGGGACATCGGCAGCAAGGATGACCTGATGGTGCTCCACCGCTCATGGCTCATGGAGTGGGCCGAGCTCGATCACATCACCGGTCGCAAGCACGCTGGCCAGATCAAGGCATTCCTGACCCAGCAGACCGACCTGTTCCGCGCCCCCTACCAGCGCACAACCGAGTCCTACCCCCGGCGCTCGATCATCGTCGGCAGCACCAACCGCGACACCGGCTTCCTGGTCGATGACACCGGGAACCGGCGCTTCTGGGTGATCCCCGTCACCGCTGCCCCGCACATCCCCGTTGATGGCCTGCTGCTCGAGCGGGATGCCATCTGGAGCGCAGCGGTGGCCGCCTACCGCAACGGTGAGCCCAACCACCTCACCCGCGACCATGCCGATCAGGTGGACCAGGAGAACCAGACCTACCTGGTGGACAGCCCATGGCAGTCGGCCATCGAGGAGTGGCTCAACACCCATCGCAGGACCATCCGGCCCATCACCAGCGAGCTGCTTTTGACCGAGGCGATCGGCAAGCCGGTGGAGCGCCAGGGCCGCGCCGATCAGATGCAGGTCGCGTCCATCTTGAGAGGGCTGGGATACGAAAAGAAGCGCGCATGGTTGGAAGGTAGGAACAAATGGGTGTTTGTCCAACCTGCCGGATGAGGTTGGAAGGCCGAAAACCGTTGTCCTGCAGCCCTTTTACTAACTATACTAACCTTCTAACCTTAGTAATAATATATAAAAGGGGAGAGGGAGGGTGTAGTAAAAGGGCCTATAAGGGCAACGTAGGCGAGGTCGGCAGGTTGACAGGTGCCGATCTCACCCGTTTTCCCTCGCCTCACCCACGGCTCGCGCCTACCCTTGGCCCATGGCCACCATCCGCATCGACCTCGACTCAGGAGCCCTTCAGAGGCTCGATAGCCGGGTGCGGCTGCTCACGGACCAGAACCTGCGCTATGCGGCCGCCAAGGCGCTCACAGGCGCCGCTCAGGCTGCTCAGGCTGCGCTGAAGCAGGCGACCCCCCGCTACATCGACCGCCCCACCCGCTGGACCGTCAACGGCACCTACGTGCGCTTCGCTCGCGCTGACACGCTCACCGCCGAGGTGGGCTTCAGGCAGGACGCCCAAGGCCGCGGCAACCCGGCCGGCCGCTACCTCCAGCCGATCGTCAAGGGCACCACCCCGAAGCTGAAGGCTGCCGACCTCGCGGCCACGAAGATCGCTCGAGAGGCGCCAGGCGCCGTGCTGGTGCCAGCCAAGGGCACGGGCCTGCTCAACGCCTCGGGCAATGTGCCGCTGAGCAAGTACGCCACGATCCTGGGCCAGGCCAGGCAGGGCGGCGGGCAGTACTTCATCGGCCCGGTGAAGCGGGGCAGCAGCGTGAAGGCCGTGTTCGAGCGGAAGGAGGGATTCATCCCTCGCACCTCGACGCTCGAGGCCACGACCCGCAGGCTGTTCACCATCGACCCCAACCCGAAGCAGCGGCGCCAGCAGTTCCCCGTGCAGCAGGTGCTGCGGCAGGGCTTCGAACAGGCCTGGCCCACGCAGGTGCGGGCCTCACTGCAGGCCGAGCTGGCGAGGAGGCTGGGGGGCAGGTGAGCGGCCTCGAGGCGACGGGTCCCTCCCCCGCCGTCAGCCGCGGGTGTTTCGCGACCCCGCGGAAGGACTAGCGTGAGAAAAATCAAACCGCCCAACTGAGAACGGTTCGCAATAGGCATGACAGTGGACGCCAGCCTCACCATCGCGATGGCCAAGCGGATCGAGTTGTGGCCGTTAGAGCGCCTGAAGCCCTACGACCGCAACGCAAGGACGCATAGCGCGGAGCAGGTGGCGCAGATCGCGGCGTCGATCGTGGAGTTTGGCTTCACGAACCCGATCCTGGTGGACAGCCACGACGGGATCATCGCCGGGCACGGCCGGCTGATGGCTGCGACCGAGCTGGGCCTGAAGACGGTGCCGGTGGTGGTGCTCGACCACCTCAGCGAGCGCCAGCGCAAGGCCTACATCCTTGCGGACAACCAGCTGGCGCTGAACGCGGGCTGGGACACCGACCTGCTGCGGGAGGAGCTGCAGGATCTGGCCGAGCAGGACTTCGATCTGAGCCTGATCGGCTTCAGCGATGAGGAGCTCGCCGACCTGCTGCCCGAGATCGAGGAGCTACCGCCGGAGGGCGCCGATGAAGAGGCCGTGCCTGAGCCGCCGGCCGATCCTGTGAGCAAGCCGGGGGATGTGTGGCTGCTGGGAAAGCACCGGGTGATGTGCGGGGACTCGACCGCCATCACTGACGTGGAGCTGCTGATGGCCGGCGGCAAAGCCGACATGGTGTTCACCGACCCGCCTTACAACATTGGCTTTGGCGGCACGATGTCTGACACCTCAATCGACGGTGTTCGCGTTCCGCACAAGCCAGCCAACACGAAGCACGAAGACATTCACAACGACAGCAAAAGCAAAACGGAGTTCAGCGACTTCATGCTTTCCGTTTTGTCAGTCATCAAGGCCTACTGCGTCGGCGGCTATTACATCTGCTTCTCCAGCGCCACCTTGGATGAGCTGCTGGCACCGCTGGTGCAATCTGGTCTGGGGTGGAAGAGCATCATTGTCTGGAACAAGAACCAGTCCCCGATGGGTGGCGGGCATTTCCGGCGTAAGTACGAGCCCATTGCCTATGGGTATTTTGAAAACCGCTTCTATGGGCGCGAGTATGCAGAAGACGACGTGTGGGATGTTGACCGCACGCGCAAGAACGATCTGCACCCCACGATGAAACCAGTGGAGTTGGTTGAGAAGGCCATCGGCTACTCCAGCAAGAAAGGCGAACGCGTACTGGACCTCTTTGGCGGCTCGGGCACCACTGCCATCGCCTGCGAGAAGACCGGGCGCCATGCGCGGCTGATGGAACTTGACCCGCGCTACTGCGACGTGATCGTGAAGCGGTGGCAGCAGTTCACGGGCAAGCGCGCCACGCTGGAGGCGACGGGTGAGCCGTTCCCTGAGGACGACGCATGAACCTGCTGCAGTACGCGACGGATCGAGGTGTTGAGTACACGCAGCTGAGCAAGTGGGCTGGCCAGGGCCGGTTTAGCAGCGACGCGCTGCGGAAGGAAAAGCGCAGCTGGGTAGTGGCGGATCCGCAGGAGCTGGACCGCCAGGTGGCGGCGGCTAAGGCACCAGACCGCGGGGGCCGAGGTGGAGCACCGGCCATTGACCAGGCGCTGGTGCAGCAGCAGAACCAGTCGGCATCGATCCCATCGTTCGCGCAGTCGAGGGCGATCCGCGAGGCCTATGCGGCGCGGCTGACGCGGCTGGAGTTCGACCAGAAGAGCGGCCGGCTGGTGGACAAGTCCGAGCTGAAGATGAAGCTGGCCAAGCTGCACATGGCGGTGCGCGACAGCTTGCGCACCATCCCCGATCGTGTGGCGCCTATCGTGGCGGCCGAGACCGATCAGGCAAAGATCCACGCGATGCTGCTGAAGGAGATCGGGCAAGCCTTGGAGGGCTTGGGTAGTGCCATCAGCGATTGACGAGCTGCTGCAGGTTTGCCGGGAGGCGTTGCGGTTCGAGGCAGATCTGACGGTGAGCGAGTGGGCTGATGCCCACCGGGTGCTCTCGGGTAAGGCCAGCGCGGAGCCGGGGCCGTGGCGGACCGACCGAACGCCTTACCTGCGGGAGGTGATGAACTGCCTGAGCATCACCAGCCCGGTGCAGCGGGTGGTACTGATGGCGGGTGCGCAGCTGGGCAAGACGGAAGGCGGCGCGAACTGGCTGGGCTATGTGATCGACCACGCGCCAGGGCCGATGCTGATGGTGCAGCCGACCGTGGACATGGCGAAGCGGCTGTCGAAGCAGCGTCTCGAGAGTCTCATTACCGAGACGCCTTGCCTGAGCGAAAAGATCGCGCCGGCCCGCTCGCGTGACTCGGGCAACACGATGTTCTCGAAGGAGTTCCCCGGCGGGATGATGATCCTGACCGGGGCCAACTCGGCCACCGGCCTGCGCTCGACGCCTTGCCGCTACATCTTCCTCGATGAGGTGGATGCCTTCCCTGGCGACGTGGACGGCGAAGGCGACCCGGTGACGCTGGCGGAGCGGCGGAGCACCACGTTCAGCCGGCGCAAGATCTTCATGACCAGCACGCCGACCGTGAAGGACTTCAGCCGGATCGAGTCGGAGTATCTGCTGAGCGACCAGCGGCGCTACTTCGTGCCGGCGCCGTGCTGTGGCGCGATGCAATGGCTGAAGTGGACGCAGATGAAGTGGCAGGACAACGAGCCGAGCAGCGTGCGCTATCAGTGCGAGGCCTGCGGCGAGCTGTTCAGCGAGAGCCACAAGACGCGGATGCTGACGGCCGGCGAGTGGCGCGCAACGGCACCTGGTGACGGCAAGACGGCAGGATTCCACATCTCATCGCTTTACAGCCCGCTGGGGTGGAAGAGCTGGGAGGAGGTGGTCGAGGATTTCCTGCGCTCGAAGGGCGACGCGCCGCGGCTGAAGACTTGGGTCAACACCGTGCTCGGTGAGACGTGGGAGGAGGACTACGCCAGCAAGGTGAGCGCGGATGCGCTGCTGGAGCGGTGCGAGCCGTATGCGGCGGGCCGGCTGCCGGAGGGCGCGCTGGCGGTGACGATCGGCGTGGACGTGCAGGGCGGCGGCGGCAGTGCGGGCGATCGCCTGGCGGTGAGCGTGTGGGCGTGGGGCCGCGAGGAGGAGGGCTGGCTGATCGACCACCAGGAGATCTTTGGCGACCCATGCCGGCCCGAGGTGTGGAAGCAGCTGGACCTGCTGGTGCTGCACGACTGGGAGCACGTGAATGGGGCCAAGCTGCGGGCGGATGTGGTGGCGATCGACTCGGGCGGCCACGCAACGGCTGAGGTGTACCAGTACGCGCGGGAGCGGCAGGCGGTGGGCGTGATCGCGATCAAGGGCCAGAGCCAGCGCGGCAAGCCGCCGATCGGCAAGGCGAGCAAGGTGGACATCAGCGCGCAGGGCCGCACGCTGAAGCGCGGCGCGCAGGTGTTCCCGGTGGGTGGCGACACGGTGAAGACCACGCTGTTCGGGAGGCTGAAGCACAACGAACGCGGGCCGGGCTACCTGCACTTCCATGCGCAGACCGGGAGCGAGTATTTCGAGCAGCTGACGGCAGAGAAGCAGGCGCTGCGGTACGTGAAGGGCTTCCCGGTGCGCGAATGGGTGAAGAAACCAAGCGCGCGGAATGAGGCGCTGGACTGTCTGGTCTATGCGTATGCAGCGGTACATCGGCTTTACCAGCGGTACGACCGCAGAACGATCTGGGATCAGCTGGAGAAGCGACTGGAAAAACCGGCTGAAGGTGCGGCGAAGGCGCGGCTAAAATCGAAGGGAGCCGCCCCGGCGTTCGCAACTCACTGGTAAGGCGCCGTGAACATTCCTGCCCAGATCAGAGCCGGTGACACGATCCGCTGGCGGGACGTTGCGGGCCGCGACAACCTGGGCAACCCGATCAGCAGCAGCGACGGCTGGGGGCTCTTCTACTACCTGCGGACTAACACCGCGAGCGAAGGCGCGACGGTGACGGGTGCGGCCTACGGGACCGGGTGGGAGTTCACGATCTCGCAGGCCACCAGCGCGGCGTTTGATGCCGGGCAGTGGTATTGGCAGGCCGAGGCACGCAACAGCGGCGTGCATGTGACGCTTGGCGCCGGGCAGCTCGATGTGCTGCCTGCGCTGAGCTACACGGGCACACCTGGCGCGTTCGACGGCCGGAGCCAGGCGCAGAAGGATCTCGAAGCAGTGCAGGGTGCGATCCGCGCGATGGTCGCGGGTGGCGCGGTGGCTGAGTACACGATCGGCAACCGGCGGCTGAAGAAAATGGAGATGACCGATCTGCTGATGCTGGAGGGCAAACTGAAGGCTGAGGTGAAGCGCGAACAGGCCGCCTCCCTGGCCGCCAATGGCCTCGGCAATCCTCACAACCTCTACGTGCGCTTCTGATGGGCATCCGATCCTCGATCCTCGGCTGGCTGCAACGCGGCGCCCCCGAGGCCACGCCTGCACCACGGCGGCGGATGTACCAAGGCGCGATGGTGAGCCGGCTTACCAGCGACTGGGTGACGGGCGGCACCAGCGCCGACGCTGAGATCAAGGGCAGCCTTCCGCGGCTGCGGAACCGCTCGCGGCAGCTGGTGCGCGATAACGACTACGCGCGGCAGGCGATCCGCGCGGTGAAAAACAACGTGATCGGCACCGGCATCAAGATGCAGGCGCAAGTGCGGATGGTGCGCGGCGGCGGGCGGCTGGATGCGCAGGTGAATGACGCGATCGAAAGCGCGTGGAAGGTCTGGAGCAAGAAACAGCACTGCCACACCGGCGGCCGGCTGAGCTGGCACGACATGGAGCGCCTGGTGATCGGCGCGATGGCCGAGTCGGGTGAAGTGTTCATCCGCAAGGTGCGGCAGCCGTTCGGCGGCGGCAAGGTGCCGTTTGCGCTCGAGGTGATCGAGTCGGATCTGCTCGATGACACCTACACGGGCAAGAGCACGATTGACGGCAATGAGTGGCGGATGGGGGTGGAGTGCGACCGCTGGGGCCGGCCGGTGCAGTATGCGTTCTTGAAGAAGCACCCCGGTGATGCGCCATTTCAGGGGCCACCGAGCGGGCGCCACCAGCTGATCCCGGCTTCGGAGATCATCCACCTCTACCTGATGGACCGGCCGGGCCAGACCCGTGGCGTGCCCTGGCTGGCGACCGCGATCCAGCGGCTGCACCACCTGCAGGGCTACGAGGAGGCGGAGGTGATCCGCGCGCGGGCCTCGAGCGCGCTGATGGGCTTCATCACCAGCGATGAAGGCGAGCTGCAGGGCGACGAGGTGTTCGACGGCGAGCGGGTGTCGAACTTCGAGCCCGGCGTGTTCAAGTATCTGGCGCCTGGCGAGAAGGTGACGGTGCCATCGCTGGATGCACCGGATGGGCAGTTTGAGCCGTTCCTGCGGGCGATGCTCCGGGCGATGGCGGCGGGCCTGGGCTGCTCCTACGAGAGCGTGAGCCGCGACTTCAGCCAGACGAACTACAGCAGCAGCCGGCTGAGCCTGCTTGAGGATCGCGACCACTGGCGCGCGCTGCAGCAGTACCTGATCGAGAATTTCCACCAGCCGGTGTTCGAGGCCTGGCTCGAGATGGCGGTGCTCGGCGGTGCGCTGGGCCTGCCGTTTTACGAGACCGACCCTGAGCGCTACCGGGCGATCCGGTGGATGCCACGCGGCTGGGCGTGGGTGGATCCGGCGAAGGAAGTGCAGGCCTACAAGGACGCGGTGCGCTGCGGCTTCAAGACACTGGGCGAGGTGGTGGCCGAGCAAGGCGGCGACCTCGAGGAGCTGATGGTGGCCAGGGCCGCCGAGCTGCAGCTGGCTGACGATCTCGATCTGACGTTCGACACCGACCCGCATGAGGTGAACGCGGCGGGCACGCAGCAGGCCGGCGACGTGGCCGAGGATCAGGCCGAGGAGGTGGCTCCGGCCAGCGACCCGGACGCAGGCGACGATAATGGGGAAGATGACACTGAGGACACCGATGGACCTATCGCGTGATCTCGAAGGGCAGCTCCTGAAGCGCGCCGAGGTAGCTGACTTTCAGGTCGGCGAAGACGAGCGCACCATCGAGTTCCCCTTCAGTTCCGAG